TTGGTTTTAGTCTTTCTTACCTTTGAGAAGGTTAGAAATGGAGACCATTACCGTAGAATTCGGAATGCATTCTCTGTCCTTCTGAGCAATATGCTCTCCGTCCATTGCGACGGATTGAGCTATGTTCAGCAGATGTTGGCTTATGAGCACGGACTCTTCTTCTGTAAGGTGTCCGGTGACTCTGGTTTCCCAACAAGGCCAGTGATCCCTGATTGTCAGATAGTTTGTTTGTATACAGGTTATTTGAAACATCGTTTGAATTTCATCGCCATGAAAAGTTCCCGGATTATAAAATCCGAGTATCTCTGCTTTGCCTACTCCCTTCTAAAGGGTGCGAAGCAAAGTTGGAGCCTTCCAAGCGAACAGAAAGTATATCAATCCTTATGCAATTTTCGGGAATTGTGGGGTGCGAAAGCACATCCTATTAGCCCGTTTTTGTCATATAGTTTTGCCAAAATCATCAGGAACACCCTCGATGATATTGAACTCTCTGATTTTAACGATTTCAGTCCTAACGATCATGCGACTTTTAGCCATACCGCCCGTAAAGGTGGGGCTCTTGCCAACGTAAATCGTCTACAAACAATATTGAACCTTGAAAAGCCCAAGAAAGTTTCACATAAGAAAACGAAGGTTTCCGACCACGTCCTTGAACATAGGCGTCTAGCGGAAACTGGTGATTCGTGGCAGAGTGATTCGCCCTTCAGGACTGTCCCCACATTTGAGATCGTTAAACTTACCCCGTGTAGGGAAAGGATCATTTGTGTGGAAAGACATGAGTCATTTAGTGAGTCGTATATATCAAGTTTCCGTGAAATTGATGATTTTCGTGGAGCCAATAGGCCCCATGAAGGTGTTTCAATCAACGTTAAATTGATGATACTTCCGAATTTGACTTCCGAAGTTGAAGTGTGGCGTAGTACCGAATACGAAAGATTCCGAGGTCTTTACCTCCGTGAATCCGTTTACGATATTAAAGTCACTGCCATTCTTGAGGCTGATAAAGTGAGGGTTATAGGAATAAATTCCGAATCTCACTCAGCTCTTCGACCCGTTAAAAGTGCTTTGATCCATCTTTGGAAAAGGCAACCGCAATCAACTATGATGATTGTTGGTGATTTGACACCTAGGGTACAAGAGTATTATGATGGATTGAACCGAACGATGGAAAGGTATAAGCCTTGGGACGAATTTATCATACCCAAGATATCTATTATATCCGGTGACTATACTTCCGCAACTGATACTGTCTCTCGAAAATTTTTCGACATTTTTTGTCTGATTTATTCGAGAATGCAGTTACCAGGAGCTGATTTAGTCAAAAAAGCCCCGAATTTTGGTACAGCGCACTTTAGTCCATGGAATAAATCCCATGGGCCGAGAGCTATGTCCAAGATATACGGAGGAGAACCGGAAGCTTATAAAATCCAACCACAAACTTTCTCCAATGGTCAACCAATGGGTCATTTGCTCAGCTTTTTCGCACTTTGTTGTACGAATAAGGCTGTGGCGAAAACCACTGTTGACTTATGGGTAGTTAAGTGTAAGTCGGTTTGTCGCGAGAGCTTGTTGGGGAATGGGTTCAAAAAGAGGTTACATCGATTCATCGAGAAAACAGGCAAGTACATATATAGTAACTGCTTGATTAACGGTGATGACATACTTCTGATGTTCCCTGAACCTAACCAATTTCTGGCAGACTTTTTTCCTTGTTTCACCGAAATGGTCTCTGACGCTGGTTTCAAACTTTCAGTCGGGAAGAATTATGTCAATAGAAATATTGCTATGATAAATTCTCAGCTGATGTTGAATACCGATGGTGTCTTTACCAGAGTAGGGTATTTGAATCAAAGAATTATTAAAGGTCTCCCAAATTTTGAGAAGAACTTACTTAGTCCTTTAGCTTTAGCGACGTCCATCAATGAGATGATGGAGTTCCTACCCAATAGATGCGTTTCACTCATACCCATGATCATGAATCGTCCTTCAACATATTTCAAAGGTTGTTATTACCTCGGTTCCGAGTTTAAACCCAACTGGTTTCTTCCTGTCCACTTAGGTGGATTAGGAATCAGTATGAAGTTTTCACGCGGTCCTTTAGAGGTTACCTTAGCTCAGCGGAAGGTTGCTGCTTTATTCATGCAAACGGACTTAGGTTTGTTTGCAAGGACGGGCAAGCGTATTCGCTGTGAAAAGTTGAAGAAGATGTTCGGTACCCCGGTTGATGTTCCAAAAAGTTGGATGGTTGACGACTTTTATGTCAACGATCACCCTCTTTGTGCAGAACACTGCCGATTGGATTCACCTTACGAGGAAAGTACCCATGACCCATGGTTAGCCTATTTGGCTTACGTTGAAAGGTATTCATCGATGACATCAGAG